TTAACGCTTTGACCGCAGCCGCAGCGATTTGCGTAGCTATGTCTTTGAATACTGTGGTTAATGCTTCGCCTAAATTCTCTCCCTTAACAAGTGCCTGAGTAAACGCGTCACCTAACGCATTGGCGGCTTTTAATGCACCTTTGGCGAAGTCCTCCATCTGTTTCGCTTTCTTATCGTTCTCATTGGCTCCTTCAATAGAACCACGTTTGATAAGTGGACCGTTTTCACGAATGGATGTTGGGGCAAGTCCTAATTTATCTTTGGCTTCTTTGGCTGTGTCCTTTTCTTGTAAAATAGGGTCACGGATAGAGCCTACTAACTTTTGATACTCCTTTAAAGTTTTGACCTTTTCTTTTTTGACCTTATCTTCTTTGATGTCAAGGTCAATAGTATCTGCAGTTAATTTATTAAGCCTGTTTTGTGATTTTTCAATCTCAATTTTTATCCCTTCTGTTTGTAGGGAAAGGATATTTCTTTGAACTTGTAAATCCCTTAATTTTTGCTCGAATTGATATTGAATGTCGGATCCTGTCGCTTCATTAACTCCACTACCGCCAACCTTTTTTAATACGGCTCTGTCGTTTGCTAACTTTTGCTGTTTAGCAATTTCAAAATCCAGTAATTCAAGTTTCTGTTGGTTCTCGAATACTTGCGTTGCCTTTCTTGCTATCTCAGCTTCTCTTGCTCTCGCTTCGGCTCTTTTATAAATAGCATCGGTTAATAAATCTGTTGCTTTAGTAACTTCCCCTGTTAGAATTTGCTCATTGGTCAAATCCTTAAAATATGCAGGGTATTGATCCCGCAATTCCTTAACCGCTTGTAGTCTTTTTTTAGTGGATAGAGAGTTGTTAGAGGCAACATCTTCCAACGCTTTCAAACGTGAAATTTCTTCTGTTGCTCCCTCTCTTTGTTTGATAAGTTCTTTGTTGAACTCTGCTGCAGCTTTTGCCGCTTCATCTTCTTTCTTTGCGAATACGCCTAACGAATCCGCAGCTTTACCAATAGCTTCGAAAGCAAGGTTGAAGATACCTGCTATACCGATGCCTGGAAGAATGTAAGCCGCTTGCCTTAATGCCCCAAACGCTTTACTTAATCCATTAACAGAACTTCCCCCCTGAGTTAATCCGCCTAATATTGCTTTTTGTTCAATTAAAAGCTGGTTAATTCTTTTTATATCGGCAGGATCAGTAGCAGATTTTAAACCGTTTTTTAATAGTGCGACTCTATTATTAATGGTTTCAATTACCCCAACTGTTGGCTTTAATTCAGCACTTTGAAACTTTTGTAAAGCAACACCCATATCGTCAAATCCAGCTTTGCCGACATTGGTCATTTGCTTTAACTGAGCTTTTAACTCTTGAATCTCCCGATTGTAAACTTTTAACTTCTGAACATCTTTCTCCGCAAACGCTTTATCCTGATAAACTTTAATGCTTTCAGTTAACCCGTCTACGGTGTTTTTCACTTGCGTAACACCGGCAATGGCTGCCTTATTATCGGCTGTAATATTTATCCGTAGAGTTTCTGTTGCCATTACGCTTTATTTTCTGTCGGCTGTTGCAGCCAGTTAATCATTCGTTGTATATCGTCCTGTGATGGCGGTGCGGTTTCCTCTACTTCATCTGTCGGCATCTTCCACCATACATTCTCAGGTTGCCATTTTTCTTTGGTTGCTACTGTACTGTAAATCATGTGGGCTAACTTCCTTGTCCTAAGCCACTCATTTAACTCGTTCCTCTCCCATGCAATGGTATAGATAGAGAAGTCCCGCCATGTCATTGACCAAAACTTCTCTATCGTTAACCCGCATTGAACCGCTTTCACAAGGATATCATCCCATGTGGTTATTCTTTTTTTTTACTCTCTACATTATCACCGGGAAGTGGTGTAACCCCGTTCATGGTCAAACTCACTACATAGTTGATATAATCCACTAACTGCCCCTTATTAACTGCCACTATCCCGCCTAATTCATCAATCCACTCGCATACTTCTATATCAGTAGCTTTTGAACCATTGGCGTATTCATAACCCGCATGAAGAAACCATTGCAGCATATTAAATGCTTCCTGTTGGCTTGGGCTGTCTGCCATCTTACCGAGTAAGGCAAAGAACCCATCTAACGTAGTTCCTGTGCGCTCGCAGAGTAGTTTCATGGCATATGTTCCCCATTTCAGGTTAATGGTTTTCTCACCTACTTTTAGTTCAAACATTCGTACTGTTTTTAGTTATTAATATCCTGTGTACTCAGCAAATGGAGGTACAGTAGCTTTGAAGCTCACATTGAACTTTAGCCCTGCATTCCAAGGTGCATCGATGTCCATTTTGTCGATGTATACAACACCGTAAAAATAATGGTCTGTTGAACCCGGAGCAGCCTTACCGAATCTTGCAGGGAACTGAGTTTTTGCGGTGTACAAAGAATACAATTCAGAGTAGCTTTCTTTGCTCGGTGTTCCTGTTTGGTCGATTGCAAAAGCCTCACCTTCGAAAGATGCTTCATACTGATTTCCCGGTTGGAATAAGTTGCCGCATTTGCTTGAAAAATTGATGTCGCTCAGAGTAGTGGTCATTTTGTTACCTGTCAGACAGGCTACTACTTTGAAGTTTCCGTCGGATGCCGGATCTATGCTGATAAGCCAGTCCGTTGCGTTAATAAATACGTCTGCCATTTTATTTGTTTTTAGAGTGATTGAACTATTTTATGTTGGTTTCTTAAAAGTGTTCTAAACGTTGGCTCTGTCGGGTTAAGTCCTGATAAATTGTTAAAAGAACTACTCGTCACAAAGCATTGAAAATTATCTACTGTCGGGTTTAAGTTGGTATTTATCAACTCCCCTATTTGTTCGGCAATCGTGTCGCTCTCTACAAATCCGTAATTGCCATCTTTAACCACCACATCAACGAGCATGGTTGCATCCCACATGAAACCGCATTTATCTTCGGTCTGTTGGGCTGTCCTGTCAACGCTGATTAAAATATAAGAGCCTAATTCAGTCGATGGAGCCATACCGTCATATACTGGAATGCTTGCACCGTTCAACTGGATATTAGCCCCGCTGATAATGGTGTAGTAAGCATTTGCCAAATAAAGAAGTACGTTTTTCATTGACCTATAATTGTTTTTATCCTTGCAAGCATCTTCGGGGCTTCCTCGAAAAATGCTCTGTAAAAAAATGGTTGCGCTCTCATGTTTACTTTTCTTATTCCTGCGCCTTTAAACTGTAAAGCGATGTCCTCTAATCCTTTCGGTACACTCACTAACCCTCCCGTTCCAAACTCGATATAAGGCGCATACTCCACATTGTTTTCAATCGTTTTATTTAAAGGCTTACTAACATCAAACCCGTTCCCGCCTCTTAATCTTCCTGTGTCCACCGGTGTATAAGCCACTTGTTTTGCATTGATCTCGAAAACGGTTTTATCCATTTCTTTGTCAATGCCATTGGTCAAATCATCGACTTTCTTATCCAACGCTTTTTTCACGTTGTCAAATGATCGTATGTCGAATTTTAAATCCATTATCCTGTTTTAGCGTAACACAGTAATTCAATAAACCTATTCTTTGCATCCACATTGCTACTCTTGTGAATGGTATAATCAAACCCGTCATAGTTTAACTTCCAGTTGCTTTTTAAATCAGCATTGTAGCGGATGTAAACCGTGATAATATTGTCATAAGTCAACCCCGCTTCTTGTAGGCTTCTTTCGTTTCCACCTGGATGAACCAAACCGTAAGCCTGAACCCAATCTACTTCGGGGAAAGTCAATGTTTCATTTCCCCTTTCTCCTACTGTTATGGTAGGCGGTTTCAGCGTAACGATGTTTCTCATTTCGCCTATGTCAATTACTCGTATGCCCCGCCTAAGTATTTTCATTACTGGAAAAATGGTGTTCGTGAATATTTACGAGCCAAATTCGCTGCCGCTTTACAAAGTGTTCCCGTATCGTTATTATCGCCTCTATTCTCGTATAAAAAGTTGACCTGAAATAAAATTGCATTCTTTAACTCAGCAGGAATGTTAGCACTCGTGTAACCACAGTTATAAGTTCCTACCGTTACAAGTGGGTAAGGGATTGCAGTTTTAGGAAACTCAAATCCTATAATTTGAAGATTTGAACCCGTTGCATCCTGATCAACAAACGTCACACTTGAAGTAACCGGACCAAAAGGAATTTCAAAACCCGTTTCAGGTAACATCATCATCACTTCGGCACTCTTTGGCACTAAAGACAAACCCGTATAACGTTCCACCGCTAA